GAGATGCTCCAGGGTTACACAGAGAAGAACTGGATAGATTGGTGGCAACAGCGACACATACAGGATCACCTTGCCAAGATATTTGCTCCGGTGGGAGAAGCATCTAGGAAACACGACGTCAAAGTCAGTTTCCATCCTGGACAATTTTGTGTGCTGTCATCTGAATCCGAGGACATACGTGAGAGAAGCATATTGGAATTTGAATATCACGTTGACATGGCAAGATGGATGGGTTTTGGTAAATTATTCCAGGATGGTTGCAAGATAAACGTACACATCTCCGGCAGGAGAGGTCCACAAGGAATCATAGACATACTGCCCAGACTATCAACAGAGGCAAGGAATCTGATCACTATAGAGAACGACGAAATGAGTTGGGGTCTCGACGCAAGTCTCGAACTTGAAAAACACGTAGCGTTGGTAATGGACATACACCATCATTTGATAAGAGCAGAAGAATACATACAGGCCGACGACGACAGAGTCAAAAGGGTCATAGACAGTTGGCGTGGTGTTAGACCCACTATGCACTATTCATATTTCCGAGATGAAGCATTGGCGATGGCAGGACTCAAGCCGGAAGAGATGCACAACCAAATGCACGACATGAAAGATTTATTGGCTCGTGGAGCAAAGAAACAGAAACTGAGAGCACATTCAGATCTTTTCCCTAATCATAAGACAAACGAATGGGCATTGAGTTTTGCCGAACATTTTGACATACAGTCAGAAGCAAAAGGTAAAAACATGGCCGCGGAACAACTTCATCAGCAGTGGCTAAATACCCAAAATGAAGTTCAAAGAATTTGACCGTTGTCCAAGAACAAAAGCGTCTTTGTGCCAATGTGAATCGATCAACAGAATAAACGAGAACCAATCGGAGGCAAGAGCGGTCTGCCAACTCTCACACAGCGAAAAGGTAAAAGGCAATGTGGTGATGATGCAGAAGTCAGGAACACCCACATTGATAATGTACAATATCTCAGGACTGGAGCCGGGAGAACACGGTTTTCACATGCATGAGTTTGGTGACCTAAGCAAAGGTTGTGAATCGGCCGGTGGCCATTACAATCCAGATGACGTGGACCATGGAGATCTGGACAAAGGACACGTTGGAGACCTTGGGAACATCACAGCAGACGAAAACGGTATAGCCAAAGGCAAGATCGTTGCCAAGAGAGTCGATCTATCGGGAGAAAGATCCGTGGTGGGTAGATCTATAGTTGTACACGCAGACAAAGACGACCTAGGCACAGGTGGTGATGCTGAGTCATTGAAAACTGGTAACGCAGGTGATAGATTGGCCTGTGGAGTCATTGTTATTTCCAAATAAATCTTTTATAATATAAAGTATGAGAAAACAATCAAAAGTTCCCATGGATTGTGGATATAACAAATCTTTCAAATACAAAATTCGCCTGGGAGATTATGGCGTTGATGGAGAATGCATAGAATGGTGCAATGCCAACTGCAGGCATAGATGGGGATGGACATTTGAGCACAAAGAAGAGTATAATGAATTCCTACACAATTACGAAGAGCAAGAAGCAATTATGAGTTTTGAGAACAAGAAAGAAGCCTTCTTGTTTTGGTTCACCAACCTCAAACATTTTTCAAATAAAAAACACAAAGTGGAATGGTAGATAATTACTTGCATGAAACTTTTTGAAATCACAGAAGCGGCCAAAAATCAGATAGAAAAACTTCTACGAAAGAAGCCCGACAAATATGCTGTCAGCCTGGCGGTGCTGGGTGGTGGCTGTGCGGGTTTCAAGTACGATTGGGGTTTCGCAGACACCAAGGACAGCGTGGCAGAAGGCGACCATGTCGAGGACTGGGGAACGGGACGTTTTGTCGTGGACGAAACTTCAATGCTGTACGTGGCAGGCACCAAGATAGATTGGATAGAGGAGACCTTTGGATCACAATTCGAGATATCCAATCCGAATTCCACCTCAGCATGTGGCTGTGGAGAATCGTTTGGCATTTAATGGACACAGCATTCATAATAGGCAATGGTGAATCGAGGAAAATATTTCCGTTAGAGCAACTTAAAGGCAAAGGACAAATTATTGGGTGCAACGCGATATATCGAGATCATCCCGATCTCTGTCATAATATAGTCTGCGTTTCTCCCGAGATGTACGAAGAAGTACAGCAGTGGAAAGACAATAACAATAGCACAACGCACATCATCGGGCCCGATGATATCTCATCATGGAACTTCGTTTTGGACGACGATGACCCTGCGCATGTTCCCAAAGGACTTAAATTGTACAGGACATGGCAAGGTGGTGACGCAAAGCGTGGCATCTACAAGAGCAGAGATTTCACAGAAAGCAAGGGCTCGGGATGCAGTGCGGTGTTGCATGCCGCGGAGCAGGGCTTCAGAAACATTTTCATAATTGGGTTTGACATATTGGGAGCAAGACAATGGGAGAAAGACGATCAATCCATGTCCAGGATACAAAACAACATGTACAAAAATACCAGGAACTATCCTTCCAGAGTCAGCATGAAAGCATATCTCAAATACGAATGGCTCTATCATCTCACACAGACGATCAGAAAATTCAAGAACAGTAACTTCTATTTCATCAACCGCATGGAATACATCACAAATAACCTGATGTTGCCACACTATTTCGCGTATGGTGGAGAAAATGTCAAAGCAGGCATCTACGCCGACCTCAAGCAATGGATCGACGGCAGACCCGATCAGATAAAATGGCTAATTTTCCAGAATAATGTTTTAAGGAAACAATATTGAGTTGCCAATTTTTTCATTACTGCTGGCGTCAATCTTGTATATGTTCCGCATCCTGACCCCGACTTTTTGGGCATACTTTTTTGTGTCACACACAGAACAAACGTGTTTGTAGTCGTTGGAGGCCCTGACAGGATCGACCTTTGATCTCGGTCTCAAAAAAGTGGATCCACAGCAGTCACAGGTGAAAACGTAAATGGTGTTTTTCCTTTTGAACGTGTGATAAGTGCCTAACTTGCTTTGGCGTTGGTACAATCTAATAGTTTTCCAGGTTTCTAGGAACATGACAGTTGTAAAATATTTAATAAATACATAAAATTTATATATGGCCAGATTAACAATAGACACAGGAACAGCAGGAAACACAGCCACCGGAGACTCGATTAGAGGTGCTTTTGCTAAAACAAACTCTAACTTTGAGGAACTGTTTGCCGCCGTGGCAAATTCGGGACTGGGAGGTTTGTTGACCACTCCTTTCACAAATGGCGATCTGAGAATACAACCAAATGGAACCGGATCAATAGAGTTGGATCAACTCAAAATCGATAGTACAACAATCAGTTCTATAGCCACAAATCAGGACATAACAATCACACCAAATGGCACAGGTGATATCAATCTTGGACAAATAACACTGCAGGACAATAAAATTACAACCAACACTACCAACTCAAATCTACAGATCGACGCGTCGGGCACAGGTGCTGTTGAAATCCTTACACAAAAGGTAATCATGTCTAACCTACCAACCTCGGCGGCTGGTCTAGCCACAGGCCAACTTTATAATGATAGTGGCACATTGAAGATAGCGTAATGACCCAGGAAACACTAAACGTAGGTATAACAGCGAACGACGGAACCGGCGATACATTTAGGGTAGCCGGGCAGAAGATAAACAACAATTTTGAAGAATTATACATTGATTTTACTAGTCTGTTGTCGGACGGCATAGGTTTCAATAAAAACAATATTTTTGGTAAGAGAAGCAACGAGAACATCAATCTTGTGCCGGCCGGCACAGGACAGATATCAATGCAGAATGCTTTGTTGATCGACAACATCATCGAGTTGAAGGACAACAAAATTTCTACTACTGCCGGTGACATGCAACTCACAGCCAACGGTTCCGGCTCATTGAGGATCAACAGCGTGGATGTCAAGCAAAATCAAATCAGCACAGCGATCTCTAACAGCGATCTAGAACTGTCGAGCAACGGCACAGGAAAAATTTTGGTCAATAGGTTTGAACTGCCCAGTGTGGACAACGGTCTGATACAAGCAGTCAAAACCGATGGATCAAGGGTGTTGGGATTCGTAGACATCGACTATCTTTTTGACCATACATCGTTGGAAGATGGCACGGCCACTTTGTCTTCCAGTTCCGCCGCCAACATAGACACATTTGACAGCACGGTCTACAGGAGCACCAGATATGTGCTCAGTATAGCCGACGCGACGAACTCCAGATATGAAATAACCGAGGTGGTGCTTACGCATGACGGATTGGGCTCTGCTTACATAAATCAGCACGCCAACACCACCAATCACACCGAATCACTATTGACGTTTTCCGCAGATGTGGATTCAGGCAACGTAAGGCTAAGAGCGGTGCCTGTGTCGAGCGACTCGACCGTGGTAAAATTTTTCGCAAGGAGGCAGGAGGTATAGATGGCAAGGCAATCAATTGACATCGGCAGTAACGCAAATGATGGAACGGGCGACACATTACGTGCCGCTATGAGCAAGACAGAAGCCAACTTCGTAGAACTTTATGGCGTAACGTTGGACAACGAACTCACTATTTCGGACAACAACATAGTAGCCAACAGGAGCAATGACAACATCAACATAATTCCAGCGGGAACCGGGGTGGTCACAGTACCAGAACTGACCATAGACAACAACATCAACATCACTGACAACGTGATAAAAACCACTCAGTCTAATTCGGATCTCGAGTTAGATGTGGCAGGCAGTGGAAGTGTCAAGATAGATTCGATCAAGATCAAAGACAACACAATATCAACATTCGAATCCAACGCCGACCTAGAATTATCGGCCAATGGTTCGGGCACCGTTGTGTTGAACGGTTTGAAATTTCCAACATCGGATGGTACGGTGGGTCAAGTGCTCAGAACCGACGGGGTGGGCAATCTCAGTTTTGCGACTGTGGCATCTGGATCATTCACACACATCAGTAACACCGACGGAACTGCGTCGCTCACCGGGTCTGCGATAGCAAACCTTGACAGTTTCAGCGCAACCACCTATAGGTCAGCGAAATACAGCGTGTCGATGTTTGATACAACCAACGCTAGATCTGGACTTACTGACATTTTCGTCACACATGATGGCTCAAACGCCTACATCACCAGCACAGGAATAACAAGCACAGGCACGGATATGGCAACATTCACTGCCGACATCAACTCCGGAGACGTAAGGATTAGAGCGGTTTTGGCAAGTAGTGATGGCACTGTTTTTAAATTTTCAAAAGTGTTATTTTTGGCGTAGGAAATTACATTAGGTTTATAAAATTTACAATAAATAACAACGATGGCAAGACAAAATATCAACATTGGAACCAATGCAAACGACGGAACAGGTGATCCGTTACGAACCGCATTTGACAAAATCAACGATAACTTCGTTGAGTTATACGGAACTACAGCGGAGGCCAATGATCTATTAGATGACGACACTCCTCAATTGGGTGGAAATCTTGACGTCAACGGACAAAGAATTATTACCGCGAGATCAAACGAAGACATTGTTTTAGATGCTAACGGAACCGGAGAGGTTGTTGTAGAAGGTGACGCAAGAGTCAAAGGTGACCTGTACGCCCAAGGCAGAATCTATCTGGGCAACGAGGCGTCAGACATTACCCAAGTGACGGGAAAACTAGAAGTCGATGAACTTCAATTCAATAATTCCAACATCAACGGACTTGTTACCAACGGCGATATCACGATCAATCCAAACGGAACTGGAAACATTGTGCTCAACAAGGCAACAACTGTGGCGACACAATTGACAGTTGACTCCAACATCAGAATCAGAGATAACAAAATTGAAGCAATCGCATCCAACTCGGACATAGAAATTTCAGCATCGGGAACAGGATCGGTTATGTTAAAGTCCAGCGTCACAACGCTAGGACAAACTGTAACTGGCAACATTGAACAGAACGGTAACAATTTCATCACAGGCCTATTACAGGTATCTGGATCAACAGAAATAGACAATATTCAAATTGATGGCTCCTCAATAACAAACCTAAACACCAACGGTGACCTAACCATATCCGGCAACGGATCAGGATCGGTTGTTATCAACGATGCCGACATCGGCGGAGGAGAAATCGACGGCACGACAATTGGTGCCAACAGTGCTTCAACCGGAGCATTCACCACAATCACAGCAACAACATCAGCGGCCATCGATGGAGTAACAATATCTGACAACAAAGTTTCCGCAAATGCCTCAAACGCAGATTTAGAATTAGACGGTAATGGCACAGGACAAACCAAAATATTGGCCAACGCCACAGTTGCAGGAACGTTGAACACGGCAGACATCACAACTACCGGAAATCAAACCATCTCTGGATCACTGACAACAGGTACTCTTAACATTGGCGATCTTAACATCAACGCAGATGGCAAGATCTCAACAGACACAAATGGAAACATAGACCTAGACCCGTCAGGAACAGGCGCTATCAACCTAACAGGACCTACAAATATAACTGGCACTGCTACAGTGACCGGGCAATTGAATGTGGACAACTTGAGAATGGATGCCAACACCATCAGTTCAACATCGGGTGGAATCAACATCACAGCATCTGAGGGACAAGACGTGGCTGTAGGCGGTACAGGTGTCAGATTGACAGCATCAGAAGCCAACTTTACTCTGGCAGAGATAACCACTTTAAGAGCGGACACCATACAGAACGACACATCGGATGGTGACATCTCGATCAGCACACAAGGTACTGGAGTTATAGATCTTAACACGGCCACACAGACAACTGTGGGATCGGCGGGAGGTGGCAATGCACTGCCGGCTACACCAACAGGTTACATCAAGATCAAAATCGCCGGAACCATGAGAGTCATTCCGTTCTACGACGAGTCTTAATAGACTACATCACATAATAAACCATAAAATTGCAATAAATACCATTGGGAAGTAAGGAAAAAATGGCAAATGTCACATGGACCACACCAGCGGGCTCGCTGGGAATCATAAACGAACGCGACTTGTTTTCAACACAACTGGAAGCAAACAGCGCCGATTCTGCCACTTTGACTTACTCCAAAATAGCAGGAACCCTACCTCCCGGTATAGAACTTACTTCCACAGGTTTACTGCAAGGTACCCCATTTGAAGTTGCGACACGTTCTCTTTTTGAGTTCGTTGTTCGTACTTCAGATGGCACAACGATTGCTGACAGATCCTTCTCACTGCAGATTCAAGGAGCAGACAAACCCAGATTTATCACCGAAGCAGGACAACTCGATCTGGCAGATTCCACCAGAGTGGGAAACAAATGGATAATTGATGGAAGTTATGTAGAATACCAAATACAAGCAACAGATACCGATACCGCGTCCGGACAAACACTCGTATATGACATAGTTGGAGGAAAGTTACCTCCGGGTCTGTCTATGAGCACGACCGGATTGATCTCAGGAACGGTGCAATTGACCGACGATCAAAAATTTGGTGCCATAGGTGGATTCGATAAGACATATGATTATGACGATGTGCCTTTTGACCAAGGCACTAGATCAAAGTCGAGATCAGAAAATTTTGAATTCACTGTTCGCGTTTCCGATGGCTCTTCGACGTTGGAACAAATAAACAGCATATTTGTTTACACGGCAGACTATTGGCGTATAGACAACGACAGGATAACAGTGGATCAAGATGTTATCGATTATTTTCCTTTGGTAATGAGCCTATCTGGTAGCAGGAGGCCGGTTTTTGAGACCGATGCTTCGTTGGGTTCGTTTCGACACAACAACAATGTTGTGATCAAGATTGATGTGGTAGATTTTGATTCCCTGCAGGGAGCATTACAATACAGCATAATTTCGGGATCTTTGCCGACAGGTTTGGCAATAGATATCAATACAGGAGAGATATCGGGAAAATTGGGACCACAGGCCGCAGTGACAACAGATTACTCTTTTACCATAAGAGCGCAACGCACACCTTATGCGGGGATCACTGTTTTCACAGACAAACAATTCACAATGTCGGTGATTGGCGACATAGATGTTGGTGTGGCTTTCACAACTTCAACAGACATAGGGACGCTCACAGTTGGGATGCCAAGTCTTTTGACAGTTGAAGCCGAAACTTCTCAGACAAACAGGGTCCTAACCTATACCGTAACTCAAGGCAATCTACCCACAGGGATCACTCTGAGTAGAAGCGGTAACTTCGTTGGAACACCAGACCTCACAGAATTCACCAGTGTGGATGGCAATCTAATCACATTTGATTCAAACTCATTGAGTTTTGACAGAGAGTATTCATTTACCGTTTCCGTAATTGATCAGTACCAATCTTTATCGACAACAAAAGAATTCAAAATTAAAGTCAGCCTGCCATATGGAAAAGAATTCGGAAACATGTCCGCCAAAGGTCTGATCAAAAATACACAAGAAGACTTGTTCTATAAAATTGCTCAAGATATCACAATCAACTCAGAAACAAATATATTCAGACCAGAAGATCCTTCTTTTGGTATTAAATTAAAACCAGAAATGTTGTTAATCGCAGGTCTTGAACACCAGACAGCCACAGTACTTCAACAACAGATGGAGGAAAACCACACACCTAAAAAACTTTATTTTGGAAACGTAAAAACAGCAGTCGCCAAACAGAATGGTAGCACTCTCTATGAAGTTGTTTACGTGGAAATGAAAGATGACCTAGAAAACAATAATGGTCAGGCAGTGGCGGCCAAAGTGGATTTAAGGAATGCTGTGACAAAACCTTTGCTTGGTCCATTAGCGGATGCTACACGTATCACCGCAGACTTTGACATTTACAACGTGACAACAAACATTGGATTAGATTTCAGCATCTCGGGTTCAAAGATCAGATACGCTAACTCCTTGACCGCTGATCTTGGAACCTTTGCTTCTATTTTCCCCAACGCTGTAGCCAACATGAGGACCACAATGAAGAACCTTGGACAAAGAGAATATGTCCATCTCCCTTTATGGATGAGGACATCTCAAGACACCTCGGGTGTTCCTTTGGGTTACACCAAAGCGGTCGTGCTGGCCTATACTAAACCTGGCAGGAGCGCCTTTGTTTTAAGAAAGATTTTAGACAAGTCGATAGATTTCAAAACAATCAACTTTGAGATCGACAGGTACGCCACAAACACAAACCTAGTCGACACTGGTACTATCACACCCGATGGGTCAACAACTGCTTTTACCATCAATGAGATCATACACGAGGAAGAAATCAAAATTAGAGAAAATGCAGACGTCTTGAGATATGGTGACCAAGTCACGGCAGATAATAGTTTGGATCCCAATTATCTGAGTGCAGACTCGGTGCTTAGAAGTGCAGATTACGAGCCTGAATTCAGTCTATCACACGATGGTTCTACCAAAAAAACCACCATCAACTTTACCAATCCTCCCTCTAATACTTCTAAGATCAGGGTTGAAAGAATCGGTGATAAATACCTTGCATTTAGAAAAAAACTAAAGGAATAAAATGGCAAGCAATATAGTACCAGGAAACATCGACGGAACCTATCCAGTAGCAGGACAAGACAACAGTTCGCAAGGATTCAGAGATAATTTTTCAGCAATTAAAAATAATTTCACAGAGGCAAAATCCGAGATAGAGGCACTGCAATCTAACAAGGCAAGCCTAGATGCGTCATCGAATTTCAACGACAACGTGGTAACAAGAGCCGTGCTAAAAGACACTGCCATGACTGTGTATGATCATACAACAGTGGCCAGTGGCACAGTAACACTCAACCATCAAAATGGTCATTATCAAAAAGTAACACTTACAGGCGACATCGACCTGGCATTCAGCAATTTTCCAACCTCAGGAACTTTGGGTAGATTCATTCTAGAAGTCACTTATTCAGGAACTCCTAGGACTATCACTGTCACAACTGCTACGAAATTATCAACTGATATCTCGGGCGTTGATGGTTCTTCAAGACAAATCACACCTTCAACATCTGGTGTGTACCTTTACGAAATTTTTTCACCAGACGGTGGTACCAACGTGTACATGCACCAATTGGGTACCAACTACTTCAGCGGCTAGAC